ATGCGCTTGCCAGCATCTTCATTTTGCTCCTTGGTGCCACCCGAAACATTGATAGTAATGTTTGGAGCAATCACGGTATTGCCCGCACCAACGGCTTTAACTCCTAAATCGCCTGAACTTGTGCGTGTTAGCGGCATAATCGCCTCTGCGCCTGCCTCGCCCATTAAGCCCATTTTACCACCACGCATTGGGAACATAGTCGGAGAGCCGACAACGCCACCACTTGCGAAAGCCGTAACGCCGCCAGCCTGAAATGCTGCGCCTTTTGCAAACATACCGCCAATCATACCCCCAATCAGGTTATCAAGCGCCTTGTTTACAAGCATATCTTGAACGCGGTTCGCAAGATTACTGAGTGCGTCGCCTAAGTTTTTGCTATGCATTATAGCGTCTTTGAAAGCGTATGTAAGCTGATTATTCCATTGTTTTTGAGATTCAATGACCTTTCTTATTTTTGCATCGTCTTTTTCTCGTTCGGCGGCCAACTTTGCAATACCTGCAGCAGCGTCTTTTTGGGCCTTAATCTGAGCTTTAAGATTCTCATACTCCTGACTGCCTAACTCAATCCCATACTCGCGAGTAGCGTTAAATAACTGCATTTGAGTATCGATTTCAGCCACATCTGCGCCGTAAAGCCGAGTTAATTCAAGGCGCTTTTGTTCAGCTTCCGCCTGCTTTCTCACGCCTTCAATGTATTTCTGTTTGGCTTCTTCTTGCTGCTTAAACGTAGCAATAATCTTGTCCGATTCTTGTTTAAGAATACTCATCTGTTGAAACATTACGCTCAGCACGCCGTCATTGCTGTATTGTGACATTGTTTTTTGGGATACAAGCTCAGTCGCGCCGACATTGTTATCGAGCACCGAAACATTTTCGCCCACTATTTCGCCGCCGACAAAGCCGCCAGCGATACCCACAAGACGCATTGCCGCCCGCTGTGCCTTCATAAAGCTTATATCCGAAATTTCGCCGTAAACCTTAACCGTCGTGTTTAATTCAGCAATTTTTTTATCGATTTCCTCAATCGCGGCTTTTTTCTTGAGGAGTATTGCCATATCTCGATTATGCTGAGTTTCAAGTAATGCGTTAAATGTGCCGTGGTCGTTTGCGCCCGCCATTTGCTGTTTTGCACCGAATGGGTCATACATGCGCTTCAGCGTTTCTTTGCGTTCTTTTTCGCTTTTTTGCATCTCATCAATTTGCCTGTTAATGACATCCAAAAAGCCTATTGATTCTTTTTGAGCCTCAAGCATTGCAATTCTGACCTTATTAGCAGCAACAACGCCTTTGTTGCCCATTTGCTCAAGAGCATCGGTTTGCTTGTTGGTATGGTCGGTAAGTTTATCGGTTTCTTGCCAAAGGTCTATTAAACGAAGTCCAAGCGTTACTGCACCAGTTGCGGCAATAACCCACGGATTTGCGCTCATAGCCAGATTCAGCGCCTTCATTGCATTACCTGCGGCAAAAAGCCAGTCGGCTAATCGTAAGGCCATGACTGCAATAATAGCGTTCTTTAACACATTTAAAGCGTCTGAAAGCAATTGAACATTTTCGCGATTTTTAAGAATGCCGCTTGCCGTTTCGCTCACAACGGTCGCCATTCGCGTTGCTTCCTGTAAAAAGCCTCTAACGGCCTTTGTTAAACCAGCATCACCAATTACAAATGCTAATTCGGCTAATGCGCTTTTTAGCAAATCAGCATCACCCTTTACGTTGTCCCGCATAACTTTTGCCATGCGCTCAGCAGATCCCGTTGCATTATTTGTAACTTCTAAAAGCTTTTCAAGCCCAGAAATATCACCAGTAAGAGCAAGCATAGCAGTTGCGCCTCGTTGACCGAAAATGGTAAAAGCGCGTTCTGCATCAAGACCTGCAGCTGCAAATCTTTTTATAACGTCCTCAAGGCTATTGAATTGAGGGTTTACGTCTTTTAAATCAATGCCAAGACTTTTTATTGCCTCTTTCGCGGCCTTTGTCGGGCCAACCAGAGCCGAGAAAGAAGTCTTTAAGCCCGTGCCAGCCATTGAGCCTTGAATACCCTGATTAGCAAGCACACCGACAGCTGCGGCAGTGTCTTCCATACTAATACCCAAAGAACGTGCGATAGGGCCGACATATTTCATAGCCGAGCCCATTCCGGTAACGTCGGTATTAGCGCTTGCGGCGATTGCAGCCAAAATGTCGGCAGCTTTTCCCGCCTGATTTGCTGCTAACCCAAAGCCCGACATAATATTAGATGTAATATCGGCGGCCTGCCCCATACTCAAAGTTCCAGCAATGGCCAAATCAAGAGTAGCTGGCAACGCTTGAAGAATTTGATTTGTCGTAAAGCCTGCCATCCCCAAGAATTTTGCGCCCTCAGCTGCTTGCGACGCGGTAAACTGTGTGGTTGCCCCTAATTCGCGGGTAATTTTTTCAAGCTGAACCATGTCAGCAGCAGTTGCCTTTGTGACAGCCTGCACACTAGACATTGCATAAGTGTATTCTGAAATGGTGCGAACAGTAATAGTCGCAGCAGCAGTGGCAAAAAATTTCAGCATCAATGCTGCTTGGTGAACCTGTTGTTGAAATTTCGCATTAGCTGCAGCGGCCTTTTGGGCAGCAGCGGACACTTTATCGGTAGCAACACCGAACTGCGCCGCGCCAACTTGCGCCCCGCTTGCATCAATGCCAACGCCTAAGTAAGCTTCATAACTCGCCATAAATTGCCGCCTTTCGATTCAAATAAAATAGGGAAGCCTATTTTTTCAGCCTCCCCATTCGTTCTTCGCGCTTTCTTTTTTCTTCTTTATATTCTATCATTTCTTGGTTTAATCCGGTAATTATTTTCGCCAAAAAAGCACGGATAATCGGGTCATCTAGTCCATAAAACTCACAATATGACTTTATTTCGCTAATCGGGATGCAGTCGCATTCATTTCTGTGCCCGCTTAAATCCTTATAAACAGACCAAGCAAAATCTAGGCATTCGGGCAGTTCGGGCGCGTTCAGGATAACCTTGTGAATTTTGCCAGTTTGCTCAGATTCTTCAACAAAGCTATCCCAAAGCTCGCCATAGTTTAATCGGTATCGGTAGAACTCACGTGCTTTTTTTCGAGTTCATCGTCCTCAGCATCCTGAAAATTCTGCAATTCAGTCGCAGCCGCGAAAACGTCAGAAAAGAAGTCAGGCATTTCGATAGCGAATTCAAGAAACTTTTCTCTTGTGAACGGGATTTCTTCGCCGTCGATTGAAACGCCACGCCAGTCTACGATAATGTGCTTGGCGAAGAGTTTCGCGTTAATCTGCCGCAGAACGTCCATATCCATCGTATTCATCGCAATTTGCTTTGAAAACGGTTTGAGCATCTTCATCTGCTCAGCGGCAAACGCTTTGTTAGCGTGCCCTGCACGCTTTACCTTAACCTCAATGCCGCCGCCAATCGGAACCCATGCGCCTTCTGTCTCTTTTGCCTTGTTACTTCCGAAAAGTTTGCGAATATCCATAATTCCCCCATATAAATTAGTTTTATAATGCGGTGGGGCTATTAACCCCGCCGCAGAGTGTCGATTAAGCCACTGCCCTGTCGATTTTGATAGTGCCGCCGATACCGTCATCATAATGCGCCGACCAAGTAATATTCAACATTACATCATCGTCATTATTCGGGCTGAAATGGTCTGCATCAGTGATTTTCACGTTAGGAAGAGTGATAGTATATTTTTCGCCTGTTACCTTGCCGAGAGTTACAGCGATTTCGCCCGCTGTGCCCGAAAGAAACAAGTCCATCATTGCCTTAGTTTCAAAATAAAAGCTTGCGGAGCCTGTAACGGTGCATCGACCAGCAGAGACGCGCACAAGGTCGCGACTGCCGGCGACAGAACGACCAGCAAGGCCGTTGTTTACGTTGATAGTCATGTTCATCAGCTTTGGAAGCGGCGAAGTCCACGCCTTGTTGAGCGTGAAAGCGTTTGCGCCGTCGAAAATTTCAGTTGTGCCTGCGTCAGTGACAGTGCCAGTTTTAGCAGCGCTAATAGAACCACCCTTGCCTACAAAAGTAA